TCAGAGGCGAATGAGCACCGTGAGGTCGCCACCAGGGACCTGTTGTCCGACTGATGAGATTCCAACATTTAGTCGATCGCCGACGTTTAGAGGAGGGAGGCCGAAGCCGCTAACGGTGTTGGAGTTCGTGGTCCCATCCGCAATCGTGAGGGAGCAGTAGGCGGCATTGTTCCTTATTACTTGCAATTCGATTGGTGCACCAACTGGTGCTCTCTTTACGACAGCAAAGACATCACGAATACTATGTGGCGCGTCAACTAAGACGTCGGGTGCCACTGCATTATCAACGGTCAGAAAACCGTCGACCTGAATTGAGAATTGACCACCGGATCCTGTACGAAGCCCTTGATCAACATTCTGGGTCAGGCAAAGGGATGCTCGATCGCTGTTCCCTTTTCCATTGGTCACAAAGAATTCCGCGCTTGCAAGACGTGAATCAGGAATAAATATCGGATAGCTCCAGCTTCCGCTAAACGGACTACCAAAAAAGTCTCTGGCGAAGGGCACTACCACGACCTTCTGTATGAGTTCGTATATAGGCGTGCCCATTGCGTGCGCCTGAGCTATGCTATTATGGACTCCACGAGAGACTCGGTACTGGGATCCGGCGTCCAGAACATCCTTGATTTGCAGGATCTCAGTGCCAATTTGAATATAGGATTCCCGTTCCGCTTGGCCTGGTGTTGTCATAGCGAGCAGGTCACTCGTGCTCTCGAGATCGCTGGCAAGCTGGGAATCTGTCGCTCCGCCGAGCTCATTCCAGTAATGTAGAATCAACGTGCCAGCCAAAATCGTCCGGGTGTTTGTCATCTCGCCGAATGAAACCGCGTTTAGTTCTACAGCACCTCCCCGCACTGGCGATAGCACGATACCAAACGTCGGTTTCGGCGGGGCGCCATGGTCTGATATGCCGGCGCCCCCAATCAACCAGCGGGTAACTGTGGAGAGTTCAGCAGGCGCTTCCGCATCAACAATATTGGCCGCTCTGCCCGAAATCTGGACAATATTCCCGGTCCGATTGGGGATTTCGAATTGAACAGGGCTTGTCTTGCCGGTGGCTCCAAAATGCCACCCGGGCTCGGCTACTACGAAGTAACTCTCAGGCCCAGGCTCGACATCCCAGCCGCTCTGTACGGCGATCGTTGTAGCCGTATTGCTAACGATCACTCGCTCCTGCCCGCGACCGGCTCCTCGAGTGATGCGGACGACCATGTCGCGGTACTGATCATCGCTCATCTGGAGTGCAGTGTTACCGATGGTGCTTGCCGAGTGGATCGTTGCTGGATATTCGGGCTGAAGCTCCATGCGCCAGTAAAAATTCGCGTGATCGTAGTTGGGGTCTGCTGGACTCAGGACCTCTGAATTCAACCCCACATCGCTGAACTGTGGAGCCAAGTCTTGATCGGAGGCGATTCGATACAATTGAATGGGATTGTCTCCGCGATACACATGGAACTTATTACTTCCGGCACCAAAACTCAAGCCGGTCAACGTCACTGAATAACTATCCGGGCCAGGAGGGAGATTGGCGCGGACTGTGAATGAGAGTGCGCTCTCGCGGCCGCTGCTGTCGACGGCACTGATCGCATAGTAGAGATTAGTGTCGGCCTTTATGCTTCCGTTTGAGCCGATCACCGGCGCCAAACCAAGAAGTGGGATATCCGGCGCTCCGAGTTCGGGAGCTGCTGGAACCAGGAAGCCAACCGAAAGATCTAATAGCTGAGTTCCATCCGTGCCATCATGAATGATTTCTGTAATCTCAAACTGTACGTCATTGTTCTCGTCGCGAGTCTTGCCGAGCAAGGGGCGTGGAACACCGAAACCGGCATAGGGTTGGCGACTCCCGTAGCCGCCGTCCTTTTGGCCATTGCTATCTTCATACCAGTTATCATTATGGAGCTGAGCAGTGATGGTGACTGTTTGAAAGTTGAGGGACGGAGCTAGTTTGATAATTCGGAATAGTTGCCGCTGCAAACCTTCTTTGAGGTATGTCAGCGCGATTAAATCGCCGGGCCGCAGACCGAAGGCCCGCACACTCGTGTCGAACGTTACATAGACGTTGCCTTGAATAGCCTTGTCTAAATTGAGCTTCAATAATCGGGCAGCTTGGTCATAATGGGGAATTCCTAATGCCGTCAAAGCAGATGTTATTTCCTGTCCCGCTCGGGCGACGTCATCAAGGTCGACCAAAGAATAGCTATCTTGTTGGTATTCGTTAAATGAATCTTGAAACTCAACGGTTAAATGGTTTGGAGTGTCTGCTGTGGATCGTGACCAAAAGCGCAGAGCGGGTTCGCCGGACGCCTTTCGCAAGATCCCCGATGTGCCGTTTGATCCATCTCCAAATTCATAGCTAGGCCAGCCTCCATTTAAAGGCTCCGTGCTATTACTGCCATCGGGTTTCAGGGGTTGCTGTCTCGCAAGAGAGTTTTCAATGCGCGCCTGAAGCAGACCTCCATCGCCGTACACGAGCATTACGCGAGCCGAGTTGCGGATCCCGCGGATTAGATCGCCAGCACTTCTGCGCCGCTGTACAACGACGTTGCATTGAAATCGAGGCGTTTGTACTAGAGTGCCATGGAGATCTATAGCCTGAATCGTCTCATCGCAATATTTTGCTGCGATGGCAAAGCTAGAGAGATCAATCTCATCATCTGACCAACCACACCGATGTAAAAGATCGAGCAGAATCCATACGGGGTTGTTTGTAAACTGGTCCGCGGTCGCCGAGCCATCTTCAGCATAGGTTGGTAACTTCAATCCATTCAAGAGGACCTTAATAGACGGAAGGGAACGACCGTCGCTGATCCGATTGGGAACAACGACAGAGAGATAAGCCATGCTGCCGTACGGATCGCCGAGCGGCTCACCTTTCCCATCTAAGAAATCCAGATTAAAGCCACCAGTGCGATTGCCGGTGCTAACAAGGTTATACCATCCGGTGGCCGTCATGTTAGAGCCTTGGCTTGCGGCCGGAATTTCAGAATCATTGACGATAACTTTGAGCACCCCTGATATCTCTCCGAGGCCCAGGAGTACCTCCATATGGGTTAGATTGCCATCGTTCCGTGCGAACACTATTGGCGGAGCGTACCAGGCAGTTCCGTAGACTAATGGAACGAAGTCGTTGTATCGGGCTTGATTGTCAATCGGCGATGATATATGCGAGGTGCGCTCGCCGTAGCTTCGTACCACTATAGTGGATGGAACGAATTCGACGCCTCCAAAGCGAGCGGCTTCACGAAACATTCCCCGCGCCTCGCAGTCCGCACGCGTGCGGGCACACGAGATGAATGGTTCAGTGCCATCTAGGTGGCCTGCTCCACCTTGAATGTCTGGTGAATATCCGCACCTGAAAAATCGTGAATACCGCCCTTTTGTGCCACCTGTAGCCGCTTCTTGTCGTTGATCGAAAGTTGCAGGAAAGTCCCAAGGACAGCGGCGTTGAATGCGCACGTCTGGCATCATCACACGTTGCATGCCAAGCCGATTTATCGCACTCAGACGAAATGTTGATTCTGAAATGTCTTCGGGGGGGTTTACAAGGCCGCGAAATAAAATAATTGCGTTGGTGGCAGGCTGTCCTGCCCGGAGATCGAAGAACACAAACCAAACTGCTAGCCGGCTTCCCTTCCACCCAACACTTCGCTCGATTTCGGACAAATGAGAATCCGCATTGGCCAAGGTGATTGATATTCGCGGTATCGAATCAACGCCACCATCGGACGATATCTGGATTTCCGAGATGTTGTGATCGAGCACGCGAGCATCGTACTTAGTTCCCTGCAGGCTGATGCTATGCGTACTCCAATGCTCTGTACGGCCTCCGACAATTTCGCAGTCAAACAGGAGAAGAGGCGTATCGAGAGAGGACCGCTCTTTGAATTCAAAAACGGTCGCCATGGATCAGCTCGACCGTACAGGAGTGCTGATTTGGGCCATTCGTGGTAACAGTAAGATCATCACTCTTAAAACGCGTATTCTGATATACCCCACATTTCTGATAGGTGGATCGGTATGGAGAGGCGGCCGGCTGGGCCTCGACTTGAAAACCGAATACTTCAATAGAGCTATTAGCATCGAGGACAATGCCAAAAGTCGTTGCCTCAGCATTCCCGATCGATTCTCCGGAAAATACCAGCCTTCTCCAGTTCTGGGTTACTGTCGCTCGAAAAGACTCATTTCCCCTCTCCAGTGCGACTCCTTGGGCATTGGTACTTCGCACATACACACTAAAAGAAGAGACAAAGCCGGCTGGTACTTCAACGCGCTGATGAAGACCCATTGGGATGCCTCCGGAATTTATAAGCTGAAAGGCGTGATTGGATCCAGAGGGATCTGGCATATCGCTTCTGACTATCAAAAGAGGATCCTTTTCCCACACAGTCTCGTCCAACTTGCCGCTCCATGAGAGAAGATTGTCTGTCGGGTCGAGAAATGTAAATCCATTGAGTCTACCCTCACATGCGATAAAAAAAGCTTGGAGGCTTCGCAGTTCGTTGTCGGCGAGAAACTGGAAGTCGAACTTCCATTCCGTTGTCGCAGAGTCCCCATCAGCAAATTTGAATATCGTACCATCCCGACTGGAATTTACGATTGTGCGACTGTTGCGTCTTCGACGAATTGGAAATTGATAGATCTGCGGAAAAACCGGCGGCATCTCAACCCTTGTTTTGCACCACAATAAATTTAGTCGAGGCCGACATTTCGGCGATTGTATCGATATCGCAGAAATCAATATTTAGGCTGCAGTTTGGATACTCAACTTCATCCCAGGGATCAGGAAAGCTAAACGTACCATAAGCACCCTGATTGGCGACGAAGAATCTATCTAAGGACTCGACCTCCATCTCATCCAATCCCGTCAGACTGAATTGCCATGTCCTTAGTGGTGAAGCATATTCTCTATATCGTTGCTCGCTGCCATCGATAAATTGAAGTATACGCGTTTGAAAGCGTACGCTCTTGGTCGCAGGATATTGAATCACAGCGCCAGTTTTTAATCTTGGGAAGTCAGCCATAATATTATAGTTCGGTAACGACATCGTTCAACGAATGCATATTCAGCATGGCTTCTCTTACAGCGCGCGCAATGTCGTTGCTATGATCAAGAAATGACCGGCTATCTATCGTCCGGACTTGTACAGTAACTTGTGGCATCTGCACTTCGGTCGGCGTGGTCGATCGCAGTGTATTGAAACGGCTATCAGTTCCTTGTGTGGGTGAAGTTGATGCTGCCGGTTGGCCTTGCCCGGTCGCCGGTAGCCGCAGATATGAAGGAACCGTCTGTTGATAAGTTTCAAATTGGATCGGTGACGGTAACGCAAAAGTTGTTAGAGGCACTGGATTCTGTCCCTTGTCCCCATTGAAGAGGCTCGTGAGTGTCGAAATTACAGGAAGCATTCCGAGTCCCCCGCCCAGAAAACTTGTTGTAACTTTGCCGATCGTATTTGCTATTGCCCTCGCTCCGCCATTCGCTTGGGCTGCTGTGTTCTGCAAAATTGCATCCGTGTTGCTGGTAACCACATCCATTTGGGCGTGACTCACGATCCGAAGTGAATCAATTTGGCGAGTAGCACTAGTCAATGCTTCTGTGAGACCGCTCTCTGATGTGCTGAACAGATCGCGGCCGCTCCGGTTGAGCGATGAGTCATTAGGGTTCTGCAACAGCGATTGAAAACTACTCTTCACGACATCTTGTGCACTGTTAGGCATTTGCGTATTCTGCTATGTATTCTTGTTGAAGGATCACGAATGCCTCGGCGTCACGAGCGCTTATCTTCGAAACTTGCAATGCTCCGAAGCTACGCCGAATGAGAAACTCCTCAAGCCATACTGTACTCTGAGCGGTTATCAACGACTTGGGACACGTAGTTGTGCTCACTGCTTTCCTCGCCCATACGAGCCGCGGTGGAGAGCTCTGGGTCGATGATACCCAGCCGCAGCGGCGCCTGAGCTCCAGGCCGTTTCGCCGACAGGAGTCGCATTCCCAGCCGGCCTGATTTGAAAGATGAAAATGGAATGCGACGATTAGTTTTTTCGTTCTTCATCCGAGAGTCCGCATTCGGCTTTCACTGCCGAGAGAGCTTCACGAAAGAGACTCTCAGGTCCCGACTCGGCTAGCAGCTCGGGTGTTGCCGGCAAGCCGTCCAGTTCGAGTCCACTAACTTCCTGCAACCCCCAGAGAAGGTAGACCTTATCCACTTCACCGGCCGCTAGTGCGGCGTCCATTTGCTCCTTCGGATCCTGGCTTGCACTGAGGAATTCAATGCGCCGGGCGAGCTCTCGAATTCGTCGCATAAGCTCCATTCGCCTTCCAAAGGACATGCGTAGAATGGTAAAGCGAACGCCCGGTATTGTCTTTGACTCTACGCTTGCAAAGCTGTGGTACTCCATACGATCTCGCTTACTCCTACCCAAAAGCGACCATAATTTCATCATCGACAGTTCCTTGCGCACGTGATTCACGGAAATGCCACTGAAGCATGGATTCAGCATCATTAAACTCAGGCACTTCTGGAATTACGCTTTTTAGGTACACGCCAACAAGCTGACCGTCTTGTTCCCCCAATTGGAACATCACGCTGATGGGCGACTGCTGCTTTGCAGCTTGATACAGGCTGTTTGTGGCGGTATCGTCCTGGCCAAAAAGGGAAAAATCGACAGATACAGTACGCCGGCCAGGTAAGATGGCTCGCGGTATGCTGGAACCGAATTCCTTAGTTCTGAGTTGAAGGCCGTTATCGAGAACGAACGTGGCATCCGTCACAGTAAATAGTCTGTCGGGGGTGTTGCCAATCCAAGCCTGTCCCATGTGGCCTGGGATAATGGAATAGTCGAACTGCGCAATCGCCGGTTCCGGCGGAAACGAATCCAGTTGACCGATGCCTCCAACAAAGCTTGCGCTGTCGACGATGTCTTGGCCCAAGCCGCCAAATTCGAATTGATGGAAATCGCCATTGACGCGAACGGTCATCCGATTAATAGCGCCACCACAGACCAGCCGCTGGATGGCCGTCGCCGGACTCCAGTAATCGAATATACTCACACTTGGCAAAGCTGTTCCCGGCATGTAGGTAATGGTTGGTCCTATGGGTGTTCCTAAGGCAGGAATAGTTGAAAAAGGAGCATTCAACTGCACGGCTGTTGGACCGAGGCTGGCTGTTACAAAGCGAATCTCACCCGCATACGTGACAGCTTGACCACTCGATAGACCATGGGCTGCTCCAAATACTAGGTTGCGACCGTTTGAGCCGGATCCTGCAGGTGCTCCTGGGAAACGCATCGGAATACCGCCCAGACTTGCTTGTACCAAGGGGCCATGCGCCGGATCGTGGGCTCGATCCGACCAACTTGTCATGTATGTCTGTAGTTCGAAAGTGGTCCTTCGCCGACCTCCAGGTGGTACACCTCCAAACGTTCGGCTACCTGTTTTGTCCTTTCGTTCGGCCGTCTCTAGCTGCTGGCGAATAGCAAGAGACACTGCCGGAATCCGATTAGTCGAACTCGCCGGCGATACGTTTCCGTAAGAATTCTCCAAGACTACGTAGAATCGATTTGCATCCGAGGAAATGTACGATGCCATCACTATTACCTGCTCACCCTTACCGTAAGGGTGATCCGTGCCATTTGATAGAAACTTCGGCCACCTTTTTTGATTGGCGTGAACTCTGCTTGATAACCACCGGTGTAGTACATTCCGTTACCCCAGTCTCCTCGGCTGGCATCCAGCACCTGTGTAAGCGCATCGACGTACGAATGCACAGCGTAATCCAAGGATTCAACACGGTCATGTGATACTCTTAACTCGATCGCGAGAACCGCTTTGCCGGAAAAGGTTCTGAATTTCTCCGCAAGTTCATTGGCTAACTTTTCACAATAAATATGTATGGTAGGATACCTGATGTCGAACGCTCGCTCAGCGATTTCTAGTGGTAGATTCTGCGTGACAATTTGTCTGTCCGCAATGCTGGGTAAGGCCAGTGTAGCCAAAGTGGATGGCAAGCCATCAGGTGCTTTCAGCATCTGAACGAGGCGATTTGTCACTGAATTACCGATTCCAGACATCGTCAACCTCGCTGTAATACGCGCGGTAATGATCGAAAATAATTTGGCAATTGACCTTGCCCTGGTGGCCTCCCACTTGCGAGTGAAGGCCATAAGTGTGACCAGACTTGATCAATGCTCATCGGAGATGTATTCTGTAGTGCTAATGATTCCGGAGAAAATCCTACATAGACGTTCCAGCCCGTTGCGTTGCTGGGCGGAGATACTGTCCGCACTTCAACTGTGTTTCCCGCCTCAACTGTGAACGGCGCGTACACCGCCGGCATTCCTTCCTCGCCTCTAGAGTTTAGCCAAGAAGTAGTGACGTAATATGTTGCCGCCGGTTGAGCAGAAAGGATCGCACTCAACTGCGGGGTCTTAGCTTGTGGTACAGGATCCCAGACCATGCCTACGCCAGTCTCAACGACTTTGCGAGCGGCCCACTTCACGAGTTCTTTATATTCAAGCCACTTGCCCCGATAGCGATCATTTAGCTGGCTGTTATATGCATCTCGATAAAAGGCCGTGAGCGTTTGAAATACGTGCCAAAGCTTCACCGGCTGTGTTATTACCAGAAATTCCAAAGCTGTTTTGGCGGAGCCATAGAATTGTTGATCATATGAACTCGACCGCGGCAGCAGAGCCAATAGTTCCACGCCGATCTCGTCCTGAGCGAGATCTAGCTTGTTGGTTAAATCGATACCCTCTGTGCCCGCTACGTCCAAAGCGGCTGAATCGTGCGCGACCAAGTCTTCGATAGTAGAAATAAGCCCATCCGTAAATAATGCCATGATCGGCTATGCCTTTTTCAGATTGCGCAATTCGCTTGTCGGAACGACCGTCAGTTGCATGCGACTAGCAGCAGCGAGTTGCTCTGCTGCCCTCTTTGCCTGCACCGTCTGCTCTCGAAATTCGCCGGCTTCCTGCTCAGAGGCCGGTCTCGCCCGACCATCTATAATCATTCGTGCCGCTAGTTGCCGCGACACCTCCGTCAAAACGCCTGCGCGCCCCCCATCGGGAGTTTCATTGCTTACAACAACGCAAGGGTCAGGCAAGCTTTGGGCAATGTCTTTTATCTTTTGATAGTAGACTCTCAAATCCATAAGTAACCTTGTGGGAGCTTCAAGCCCGGGTGCTTGTCTGTCCGTTCTGTTGCCGCACCCGGGTTTTAAGAAAACTCTTAGCTGTTGACCTGGACGCCAAAATTGTTCCGAATGACAGCGACACCATATAGAACGTCAACGGTAAACTGTTGAGCGAGAGTGTTTGGCTGATAGCTCATCACAACACGCATGCCGAAATTGCCGATTTCTGCGTATTGTGCAACGGCTCCTGTGCCGAACAGTGGCTGTGGCAGTCTTCGGATGACCAAGCCAATCGCGTTCTTAACAAAAGCGAGGTTGTGAGTTGTTACTGGAGAGCTGCCGGTTTTAGCAACATACTGGGACCGGAAAACAAAGAAATCCTTGATCTTTCCGACTGATCCATCAATGAGTGCACGAAGCCCGGCTTCTCCCGCTGTCTGGAACTCACTGAATCGCTGGATTTGCCGAAGCTGAGAATACGTTGCTGCGTCAACAACAAGGTACTTGGGTTCATTGCTAGGCACCTTTGCCTGAAACAACGCCGTTTCCGCCGCATCCACGACAGCCTCTGTAATTGGCGTGGCTGCGGTACCAACGGGTGTGTTCGCCGAAAAACCTGCATATAAGCCTAAAAGGTCCGTTTCGATCTTCTCCGCGATCGCGTTGACGGCCGGCTGCATATATACCTGCAGCAGGTCTGGTACCGCAAGAACCTTTGTGACGTCTGGGATCTGGAACGTGGCTTCAGCGTGTGTGTTCAATACAATCTGTGCATTGCCGAGACTTGGATTCTGCGTCTGAACTGTTCCGCCTTCAGCGAGGTTATTGGCCACCAATATGGGTGGAATTGGAATATTGACCGTATCGCCGGCTTGTGCCAAAACCGGCTCATAATCGCGATTTACCAGGTTTCCCATAACAAGGTTACCCAGCAAGGCGGGCAGCGCGTCGGCTGCTACCAGCTTCACGATGGCGTTTGCTACATTACTTGATGTGATGGCGGGCATTTCATCTCCTGTGAACGGTTAACAACTGTCCTTACATTCCTCGCAAGGTCTGCGAGGCGACACGAGCAATTTCGCGTCGCACGCGCTCCATCTCTTCGCGGCTCATACCGGGCCGAATCCGCTCTAGGTCTACAGCTTCGCTTGCTTCGGCTGGTGCCTTGCTCGTAGCCGTAATGCCCGTACCACCCGAAATACGCGCCGGAAGGAATTCAGGATTCTCACTTACAAAGTTGCTCAGGTAGTCTTTAAGTGGTGCTTCGCCGGCCTCCGTTCGCGCGAGAAACCTGCCGTCCTCTGTGCGGAATATATTGTCATGGACGGCCTTAAATGCCAAATCGACCTTCGCCACACCCAGCTTCTGTAATTCCGACCGAATCGCAGAGCTACGCTCCGCTTCCTCAGCTAGCTTTCTGCTACGCTTGTTCTCTTCTATAAGCTCGTTAACACGTCGCTCCAGTTGCTCTCGCCGCTTACGCTCCTCGTGTAGTTCTGCCTTATGAGCAGGCTCGCTTTTCGTCTGCTCCTGTCTGACAAATTCCTGAATTGCTTCCCGAACGATCCCGTGAATTTCACTATCTTGCATGTGTCTCCTGTCCGCATGGTTGGTCAACCTACTTCTTCAACCGGTCGTCACCATAGTCTTCAGTCCATAGCCGCATCAATCTCGGCAGCGATTTGATTCTTAATTTCCTGCCTTGCATCACAAAAATATTTGAATGCCAGCTTTTTAAAGAGCTGTCTCTTCATCGTAGGCGAACTGATACCAAGCTCGATCAGCTTCTTAGCGTCATCTAATTCGTTGCTGAAATCGCCTATATCAAACTCATCTAATCCCGTCACCTCAATCGACAAGTTGTCCTGTCGGGCCGCGGCGATAGCCCTCAAGACTTGCTTCAAGCTTTCTTTGACAGCGTCCCCGTATGCCCGAAGGACTTCTTGAGTGATACTGTAGTCTCGCTGCTTGCTAATGCCGGACTGACTGATATGGCTGAGCTGAAGGCCACTCGCGTGAGTCATTAAATAGCATACGCGATAGATTTCGTCCTTGAGGCGGACCAGATTATCCGCTGCTATCTGGTAGACCTTGCCCTCGGGTTCAGTCCAACCAAAGCGATCCTCCGGGCCAAGCTGAATGTAGTAGGACTCCCCTACGATCTGATTCCACTCTCGATCTGAATATACTACCGGCGTCGCAAACAACCCCATGGTTAAAGCCCATGACAGGGCGTTTGATTTGTTAAAATGCTCCAATTGCAAAAGAGCGGCTTTGTTCATCAACCACAATCCGTCGGTGATTTGCAACTGGAACACTGGAACGCGATCCTGCGCGGCCAGGCCATGCCGGCCGTGATCAATTAGCGTGATCGGCCCGGACTCGCCGGCCTTCGCGTAAACACGATAGTGATGGCGGTCGTAATAGATCCACCGCGTTTCTTTGGCCCAATCTTTATCAGTCACCTTGGACTGTCGTAGGCAAGACGTTCGAACTACAATCCACTCCAGCCCGCCAGTGCGATCGTAGCTCCAGTTAATAACTTCTTCGGGTGAATACTCCACCAAATATGCCCGCGACTGGCCGGCCGCATCTTCCTCTGCGCGGCTCAGCACCGGGACCGTAAACTTCGGGAAATCTACGACAATATAGCTACGACCAAAAATCAGGGTTTCTACGAACCGTTGGCGGAAAAATTCAGACAAATTTGTCCCACGCAGATCACAATCCTCTGCTAAGGCGTTATAAAAGGACTTTGCCAACTCGTCTTTTCCCTCGAAGAGAAGCACCGGTTCGCGCCGCATCAGCGTCGCCGCATACCAGTCTATGATTGAGCCGATGTAATTCTCATAGAACACTCGCTGCGCTCTCTCGGCATAAACCTCAGCCGGCTCCTTATGCCTCCGCACGAGGTATTCGGATGCGTTCTGCCGGATCTGCTCGCCACCAGCATAAAGGTCACGGTATTTCTTCCACATCACCGCCTTAGCGAGGTATTCCGGATGTTCCCGGTTGATGTTATCCATCGACGTGTGCACGGATCCCTAAGAAAGGCTAAACAAGCCGTTGATCACGTTCTCCTACCTGAGGCATCGGTCTGCATTCCTGCCATAGCAAATAGCCAAGGGCATCGGAAAGGTGCGTTCTCCTGCGATCTCGTTCCTTATCGATTACATTACTGTCGGGCTTATAAGACACTTGCTCCAAATCCTTAATCAGCTCTTTGCAGTTTTTGCTCACGAGAAGCCTAACTTCTCCAGTCGCACTACGCAATTTGGAATTAGTCAATGTTATGCGCTCTCGAACATTTGGATTTGCCTTCGGTACCTTATAAAGCAGGCGAGTATTGTAATTTGCTCGAAAATAGTCACGGATGATCTGGTAATCGGAGGTGCCGGTTGTATGCTGATGATTTCCCGACGCGTCGCCGTAAATCACCACGCCCGCAAAATGTTCGGGAAAGCGCCTGTGAAACTCCTGGCAAGCTTCCAGTGTGCTCGCATGTCGGAGCACAATTTCATCTAACACTTTGACGGTCCCGCGCTCCACTTGGGCGACGATCGAGCACATTGGGTCCACGTTGAAATCCAGCGCCCAGAACAACGGTTCGTGCTTATTCACGCTGAGGTCAGCGACGTTTTCTGCTCGCCGGAATGCGCTGTAAACTAATCCACCCTGCAGATTGAGATACTGTCCCAGAACTTCCTGCTGATAGAAATTCTCATCGTAGCTTTGTTTCAGGCGCTCATAAAAATCCGGAATCTTTTCTAGTAAAAATCGGTTCTCAAATGCTCGCGCAATTACGGCGTGATAGCCGGTTACCGGCTCGGCGATAAATTTCTGGTAAACCCAGTCGTACCCCTTCGGTGTCCAAACTGCGAAACCGCATAGCCTTGCTGCCTTCGGATCACGAAGCCTCCCTTCTAGACGCAGCCAAGCGGCCTCTGGCGTATACGTAAGCTCATCAAGGCCGAACCATGCTAAGTTGGTTCCTCGCAGACGTTCAAAATCGTCCAGAGGCCGGAATAAAACTTTTGAGCCGGTATCCTTCATCACAAGTACATTTTCGGCTTTGTTGTACTCGTACGGAAGGCGGTTACTGTCAAGGATTTCAAAAAGTGCTGCCTGCGTCGCGTCGCGGAGCATCGGGTAAGTTGGTGCGCCGATCAGCCCGGATCTACCCGTGTTTAAGTAGCTCAGTTTGATAGCCTCCTGGCAGAGCGCTTGGCTTTTACCGCTGCCAATTGGCCCGGAAAAGCCTTTGAAGCGTGCTTTCGATTCGTGAAATATCCTCTGCGAGGGAAGGGGATCGTAGGCTATTTTTCGGAGACAGGTTCCAGCTCTTCTGGTGCCGGTTCTACCCATGTAACCCTGATGTCTCTAGGCCGATCTTTCTCCAGCTCTTTCTCTAATTGCAGAAGTCGTATAAAATCGCCGATTGTGGCTTTCACCTCGTTGCTTTCGAGCTTTTCCTCTATGTTGAGAATCGCTTTCTTGATCAGCGCCGCCTTGTTAGTGGCTCGCCGTCGCTTGCTGGTGTTTTTTAGCTTTTGATTTGTCCCGATCGTTTTTCGTGATCCCATTGCCCTCTTCCTGGTCCAACGCTAACACCCGCTGCCTGCTCGCCGGATTGCTAAGCGCTATAAGTTGTCGAAAACAATGAGCAAAATCATCGATGTAAATCTGTGACCGGCGCTATCGGCGCCTCATTTGTCCCGGCTTGCTTACGAAGTAATTACGTGGATTCATTTCTAGCTCTCCGTTCCGATTTCCGGTCGGAGTATCCCACGCGTCAAGTTGATCCGGTGGCTTCCCCGATTAAGCGCAGGTTGGGACGCGAAGTCGGTAAGGAAAGGCGCGGAGCGCTAGTACTACTGTGTGATAAAGTGTTGACAGGCAGGGAGATGCCGCTGCCAGCGGTATCGTAAAGGTGGGATGAGTGTTGTCGAGGCCAAGATTCAGACGGTAGAGGACATATACCGGCTGATTTGGACGGCAATAGCGAATAAGCAACCGATCCGCGCCATCTACAAAGATCTTCCTCGGTTGTTCTGCCCGCATCGGCTTGGCCGGAATCGGCTGGGGCAACTTCGTGTCCTCTGTTATCAATGCGGCGGCGAAAGCGCGAGCGGTTTGGGGCCAATCGGTTCGGCAGAGAATTGGCGTTGCATTGTTTTCGAGAAATTGAGGCGGGTAGAACTCGTGAGCGGCTCTTGGAAATCCGCCCCAAACCACTCCCGTCCGGCTACTTGCGTCGTGCAAGCGGATATCGACGCCGAGGATCAGCCTGAGCGTGATCCGCAGTAGGGGCACTGTACGACGCTGCCGATCAGATGGTGGGCCAGAAGCGTTCTAAACGTCGTGATGGAGCGCGGATTATGCCGCTCGGGACGGACGCGGCGAGCCGCGCGGCCGGAAGTCTGGCGGCGGTTCGGGCGTTGGTAATCCAAGAGTGCCGACGTGGGCTGAGGGGGAAAAACGACTCCGTTCGGCCACCAGGAATTCATAGGCCGCAATGCATAACGTGGCGTGATGATGAAAGCCGCGCCAACCGCGTCCTTCGTAGTGGCCCAAGCCGAGTTCCTGCTTCAGTTCCTGGTAATCCCGTTCGATGATCCAGCGATGTTTGGCCAGGTGCACCAGTTCGGAGAGATCGATATCAGCTGGCAGCGTGGAGAGCCAGTATTTGGTTGGCTCCGCTTCCGCGGCGGGCCATTCGATCAGCAACCATTCTTCCGGATGCGGTTCCGATCGCCAGTAGTCGCGATGCGATGGGCGCACCCGCATGGCTACAAAGCGGGACTGCAGTTTCTGCTTCACCCCTTGGCGCCAAGCGACTTTCTTCCAGGCCTCGGCGGGCAGTGATAGAGCAAGCTCTTTGACCGAGACCGGTTGGTTCGTCGCATCGCGTTGTAGCAGTTTCCGGGGCCGCCCGGTGTTGCCCTTGCGTGCCGGCGCGGGTTTCGGTGCTTCGCCCGGTTTCCAGCCGTCGTAGTGCTCTGGATTCCCACGACGTAGGCCATTTGCAACTTCGTCAACCCTGTACGGAAACCGGTGTCAGTCCCATAGCCGGCGTCGGCCAGTACCACGCCTTGCGGATGCCTCGCTCACGCGCCCGCTGGATCTGCTCGAGGGCGATTTCCGGCTTGGTCTGAAACTGAATCGAATCCGGCACTCCCGTTTTCTTCCGCCGCTTGCGGTCTTCGATCCAGGACTGCGGCAGGTACAGGCG